AGTGGAATCTCTTTCGCTAAACTAATCACATTCTGGTCGAATGTGTCTGTTACGGCTTTGGAAGGAAAATACCATTGCCCTGGCAGAATGGTGTTGTTCAGCATACGATATACTCTGTTTCTTTTCCTAGGAAAAGGCACTTCGTAATTCATAGCTGATATACGCCCGTTGTAGCTCAAAAGATATGACTGTAAACTTTCGTCCGATAACAATTTAAAGTAAAGATCTACCCTATCCTGAAGCGGAATACCTGCGGGGTTTAAGCCGCATCCGTTCAGAAACTCAGGGATTACTTTAACGACATCGAAGACATCGCGTTGGCGTTTTCGAAGTAAAGGACGAACCTTATCTCCTACAAGCCGAGCGATATCAATAAAGGAGTCGTCAGAAATAAGACGCCACTTTAATTGAGGTATGATTAAATTTGGAGTGATTACTTTACCGCCAAACTCAGAAATTCGAGTTGACGATATCGTTTTCGAAGATGAGTAAGGTATACCCATCTCCTCTAAAAATAGTCTATACTTCCGATTTAGCTCATTATCAAGGATGACAACATCATCACCCAACACAAAGAACATATTGTCGTGTTTGTAATTATTTAGACCATACAATATTAAACCATGCGCCAAAGCGAATGATGCAAAAGAAGGGTATAATCCCAGAGGTTGTCCTACTGACCAGCTAATATAGCCTGGCACTAGATCAGATAACCAATTGGCTCGCGATAAATCTGCGAACAATTCAATAGCATCCTTTCGGTGGTACATAGCGTGAAGCATTTTCTCTTGAAGACGAAAAGGGAACATGTCTGTTGCATTAGACAGGTCAATGGCATGAACTTCGCCATTTTCACGTAATTGTCGTTGGACTATGTTGAAAGGAAAAGATTGATCGTGTGTACAATCCCAAGGTAAAAGTTTTAATTTACCATAAAGATTATCCCCAAGGGGTTTTAAAGCCTCTTGATACACACGTCCAGGGTTGGCCACAGCACGAAGCTTGAAGCCAGGTTCCTGGATTAAACCAATTTTACCCACAACATTATGATGTTCAGGCCTAATCAAGATTTGGGAACTATCAGGATAAGACGCACATGCCACACCGCTCATAACTGCACAAAATAATGCAGGATATCTGGAAACCAATGAAGGACCAATCTCAGTAGAATCGAGAAAGGACCAAGCACAATCTAAAGTGCGTTGGCCTTCAGGGAAGGACATCCCATTTGCATGGGGTTCCGACTTAGAATCAGATATAGGACGGAAAATAAGAGACTCTGGATCAGGGTACCAACCCTTTTCTGGAAAAACATCTCTTGTGGCGAACAAAAGTAAATTCGCGTATTTGTCAAAGTAGTTAGATTCCACGTTCGATTGGACAGCATCTACAAACTTCGTAGCTTGCTGTTCCGTCACCTCAGAAGAGATGAAGAAAGTATAGATCTGCAATAGTTGTAAAGCTTGCGCAAAACGTTTATCGCTTTTCTCACTCCAACGCTGTAATTGACCTAGATAACCAAGAAAGTAGTTATTTCTCTTCTTTATCCAAGGTGTTTCCAAACTGAGTCCTGCTTTAAAGCGCAGAAAATCAGTCTTTACAGACTTAAAACGTGAAA